CCGCAACTCTTGTAGCAACGACTAGCAATTTAACGGCTACTTATGCAAATGGTACATCAGGTGTGGGAGCAACCTTGACTAATTCAGGAACGCAAACCGCACTTGTTATTGATGGAGTTACTTTAGCTGCAGGTAACAGGGTTTTAGTTAAAGATCAGACAGCTGCCTTGCAAAATGGAATATATACGGTAACTAATATAGGTGGAACTACTGTAAACTGGGTATTAACAAGAGCTACCGACTTTGATTCCCCTTCTCAAATGGTCAGAGGCAAGACTATCGATGTAATTAGTGGGACAGTAAATGCCGTAACATCATGGATGCTTACCGGAGCCGTTGCAACTGTCGGGACAGATAGCATTACCTTTGCAAGACTTGCAAAAAGTGGACTAGATACTGTGTTAGGTACAACAAATCAGATTACCGTAACGGTTACTAATAATGTCGCAACCGTTAGTATTAGTTCTAACCCTGTATTGCCTGGGACTGCAACAGTTACTATTCCAACCGGAACAACGCTGCAGAGACCAACTACTTTAACTGCCGGAATGCTTAGATTTAATACTAGTCTCTAGGAGAGCAAGTTAAATAGGTTTAAATAATGAAGCTTGAGTTTTTTGACGGGACTAACTGGTATAGTGTTGCGAGTGAAAACTTTGTTAATACTAAGGTATTTGATATCAATTCAAATACTAGCGGTCAATTAAATATCAATCGTTTAAACGGTTATCCAGCTAGCAACTCTGTTTATTTAAGAGGAGACGGCACTTGGGCTACTCCCGCAGGTAGCGGTACGGTAACCTCGGTAGGTATTGCAGTCGGTAGCGGTTTAACCGTTACGGGGAGTCCTATTACTACTAGCGGTACTATAACAGTTAATATCAGCAGTATAGCAATAACACAGATAGCAGGATATAGTGCTGCTCCTACCGATACTTTTGTTAGAGGCAATAACACCTGGAGTAAGATATATTCAAGTATTATTAATTTTGATGCAGAATTAAATAGTGGGGGACAGAATATTAATGCTCAAACCGGAACATTAATTGCCAATAACCTTGCTGCTTATAATTCAGGGGTAATTGTCTGCGGTAATCCTCTTAGCATCCAAGACAGCGGTACTTATAAACCCTATAATGGGAGTTATGGGTATTTAAATTCCTCAGGGAATATCGGGACATCTACGGGAGCAAATCCATACTCAATTAACTGTAACAATAGGGTTAAGGCTTCTGAGTTTAATGCTGTTTCTTCCATTAAAACCAAAAACATTGAATCTTCAGGCGAAGATATAGAAAAGGAAGCATTAAAGATATTTGGTAATATACCTTTCTTTAAATATAGTTATAAAGATAAAATTAAAAATGGCCAAGGAGTAACTTTTGGCATTGTTGCTGAGTCTTTAAAAGAGATTTTACCTGATTATGTTCTGGAGGACAAAAGTTTTGTCCCTAATATATTGCAGTTCTGTCTAATTAAACCGATAACTTCATGTAGCTATGAATTGGTATTTAAAGAAAAATTAACCAATATCGAAGGAAGTAAACTACAGTTAATTTTACTTAATAAATCAGTTGAAGCAGAGATTTTAAAAACTACCCAAAAGCGGTTAACAATTTCCTGTTCTAAAAAACTACCAAACAACGCCTTTGCTTACGGCACTTTTGAAAGCTGCCCATCAGTTACCAAAAATAAACTTTTTGAATTATCAATGGTGGTATTAAAAAACACCTTAAAACGTGTTGATATTCTTGAGAATAAACTTAAATCCTTGCGATTCATTAACAACAATTAGGAGAATTAAAATGAATACAGCTCTAAAAGACATAAGCACTAACTTAAATGATTTAAAATTAATTACCAGTACCCAAGTTGATCTATCCTATTTTAACAGCCTTGTAAGTAGCGTCTTTAGTGATCCAACCATATATGCCAATATACAATCAGATGTTCAGTTCATTAACCAGATTGGGGGACAGCTTTTCAACTATTTTACTGCTTCAGACCCGAGTACTCAAAAAATATGGTATGTAGCACTAAAATCAGGTTTAACTCAGTCAATTAATGATGCCAATAATTTAATTAGTAAGATCCCGCAAGACGCCCCAAAAGGAGCTGATTTAACAGTAATCCTGAATGTTTTTATCGCAGACTGTCAGGCTATTTGTAAAATCATCCCGCTTGATCAGAGTCCGGTAGCAGGCGTAGTACCGGAAGAATTGAATTAGTTAATAGAAATTATGCAAGTAATACGCATTTTATCTTTAGATGGAGGAGGTATTAGAGGGTTATTCTCTGCTACATTTCTGGAAAAATTTTGTAATGATGCCGGGATTAAAGGGAATGAATTATGGAAGTATTTTGATATTATTTGCGGAACAAGTATTGGCGGTATTCAAGCCTTAGCTTACTCACTTGGTCTATCTCCTACCGACGTTATTAATTTATTAACAACCAATGCAGACAGCATTTTTACTATTAGAGCAGGAGTTAATCCGCTTAAGCCACTTGGGCCTGCAGGAGCTGCTACTTTAGGAACTGTGCTGGCAGTTCCGGGAGTTGATCCTTATATCTATAATCAGCAACCTCTGAGGGATGCTTTAAGTCCTATTCTAGGGGATACTTGCATGTTTCAATTAAAAACTAATACTTTGATTACTGCCGTAGGATTTCAAGGTGGAACTGGGCCAAGTAGCGATAATATTAATTTCCCATATGGCGATGTTACAAGTAGCCAGTATTACCAGTTTTCTAATGTTTTAATTCCGGGTTTTACTACCGGACAAAATTACACTTGTATTGATGTTGCTATTGCTACCGGTTCAGCACCGGTATTCTTTCGTCCAACTCTGATTGGCGGGATGCCTTCTGATACTTTCTTCATTGATGGCGGTTTATATCAAAATAACCCCACTAGCCTTGGTTATGCGTTCTCCAATATATTATTTCCACAGAATGTTGCAATTTGCATTCTTTCAGTCGGTACCGGCTACTCTGATCCTGATATCGAAATAACGACAACATCAAATAACCTAAGGGTAGCCCCTAATAATGGACTCGGATTACTTGCTAATAGTTTGAATTTAACGCTAAATGGGGCAACGGATGCAGTAGAACGCCAATTTAAAATCATGTCTTTATATAAAGGTGCAACAAATAATCTATCCTACTATAGATTCCAACGTTTTCTTGCGGATCAGGAATTAAGTAAACTCGATAATCCAACGCCCGAGGCTATAGCATATTTAAAATCTGAGGCCAATCTTCAATATGGACAGGACGCTATAAAGATACAGCAATTTATTCAAAAATGTAATTTTCAAAAATAACCATTTTATACGATTTTTAAGAGTTACAAGTACTTATATGTTATAATAAAAAAGAAAAAGGAAACATATGGCAGACTTATCAAATATTACCGCTTTAAGTGGTCTTACTATTACCAGTGATCAAACCACCGGGACTAATAATCCTAATGCTACCTTTGCCGTTAGCAATGTTACTACCGCTCAAAGAGATTTATTACAAAACGTTACTCCTTACGTAGTAAATGGAGCAACAGTTAGAATAAAGGAAGGAACTATCATCTTTAATATTAGCGTTGATAAATTACAAATGTTTAGAAATGGAATATGGGAAAGTGTTACAACAAATATAAGTACTGCTACCGGAGTTGGTTTATCTTCATCTCCTTTTTCCATTCCATCCGGCACAAGAGTAGCAGTTGAGGTAGCTGCTAATCAGGTAAACGGATTTATATATAATGATACAACCAATAACCAGGTCAGAGGGTATATCAATACCCAGTGGATGACTTTATTTACGGTTGCTACGACTGCCACCGGAGTCGGTCTTACTAACGGAGCACCTTTTGTATTTCCATCTGGACCGTCTGCTTCCGTTGAAGTTGCGGCTAACCAAGTAAACGGGTTTGCTTATTATAATACAACTAATAGTAATCTGAGAATATTTGATAATGGTGCTTGGGTAACAGTTACCGGTACATAAAAAGCTTATTAGCAAATGAATTATACTACTCTTACAAGCCAAATAATAGCTTATGCCAATAGAGGAGGTAGCATTGAATTTGCCGCCTCCATTCCCTACTTTATTGAGATGGGACAGCAGAAAATCTGGAAGGAACTAGATACTCTTGGTTTTCAAAAGGCAGTTGACGGTCAGTTTCAGGCAAATAATTCTACTATCTCCAAACCTGCTGATTGGCAGGAAACTATCTCTCTAAGTTATGGAACGACTGAATCCTTATTTATAAACAATGTAATTTTATTTCTAAGAAGTTATGAGTTTTGCATAAATTATTGGTCAAATGTCGATACCGCTACTATTGATAATCCACCGCTATTTTATGCAGATGACATACTACCGAATACTAAACCTTATGATAAAATTTTTATAAGCCCGACTCCTGCTCAAAATAATGTTTATCGTTTAATATACGTGGGTAGACCCAACTTAATTACAAATGATAATCAAACAAATATACTAACCGATTACTACCCTGATCTTCTATTCTATGCCGCCTTTTTAGAGGCTCTTATTTATTTAAAGGATGATCAGAGAATGCCTGTTTATACAAAATTATATCAGGAAAGCTTAACTGCTGCGAGTAGCCTGACAAAAGATCGTTATATTGATCGCAGCGTAAAAAGAGATGTAGGGTAATTTATGGCTACACAAAAACAGATGTTTCCTATTATCTATAAGCCTGGAATACTCCGTGATGGTTCGCCTTTTCAAGGAAGTTACTGCGTGCAGGGGCAATGGGTCAGGTTTTTTAGAGGCCAGCCTCAGAATATCGGGGGAATGAGAAATTTTATATTTAAAATAATAGACCCTGATTCTCCGCTATACGGACAAATTGTCATCATACCTTCCCGTAGTTATCCAAGTAGTTTAATTATCTGGTATGATGAACTCGGACAACATGTTTTAGTAAGCATATCAATAGCTAACGGAAATATACCAGATGTAGATTTAAAAACAAACCTAATACATACTATCTATAACTCGGAAGGACAGGAGACGTTTATTAGAGGCTATGAACTAACCAATAATAAAGATGATCCTGCTCGGTTAATGCAATTTATTTCAGTTATAAGCAATATAAATAACGTCCATGAAAATCTCATACTTGCACTTGATAGAAGAATTTATATAGATATTACAAGCAATCTTCCTATGCAAGGAGGAGTAGTGATCAAAGAAGTTGAATATCTACCTTTAGAGTTTCCTGATTTCGTCTTCAAGGAAGCAACAGGAGGAATGATTTATGTCGGAAACAGGCTATTTCTTTATGGTAATAATGGACTTGTCAGGTGGTCATCAGTTGCTCAGGAAAAGTCAGGACAAAAAACAAGCGTACAAACTCCTTTCCTGTTTTTTGAAGATAAATATTCCATCAATATCAGCACCGATAAAGTAATCTACGGTGCAGAATGGCGAGGAGGAACAAATACCCCTACAATAATCTTCTGGACACTCGGCTCTGTTATTCTTATTACCAATACTACAGGTAGCAATAATCAGGTTATTACTGATCCTGATGACCTTTCTTTTAGCAAAAAGGTATTATCAAGAGATAGCTCCATTTTATCTTCAAATAGCGTAGTTGAATATGACGGAATATTCTATTGGCCAGGGACACAAAGATTTTTTGTATTCAACGGCCTGGTTCTTCCGCTTGAAAATAATCTTAATCGGCAAACTTTTTTTGACTCTCTTGATATGACTAAACGTCAAAAGGTCTTTGGCGTAAAAAACGTAAGCAGAGATGAAATATGGTGGTTCTATCCTGAAAAAGGGAAAGCTGATAATGTTGGATGCACCAGGGCCGTTATTTACAATGTTGTAGATAATACCTGGTATGATACCAGCATTGAACGTGATAGCGGCTATTTTGATAATGTTAGCGGTAATATGTACACTACCGGTAAAAACCTTATTCCTTATACCACTCCCCCAGATAAAGATTTCTGCTATGTCTGGCAACATGAAGTCGGAAACGATCAGATAAATCTGGTTTATAATGGCGAAGAAGGGAGCGATCTTGCCTCGGTTAAACCAATCCCATCCTTCTTTACCACGCCTATAATTTCTTATGCTACCTTTAATCCGCAAAAACAGGTAGCAGGAATTGATTACAACATAGCTATAGAAAGAATAGAGCCTAACATTGTATGTACAAAAAAAATAAAAATGACTGTTAGCATCAATACATATGAATATCCTGCAAGTACTCCTGTAACAGCTACTTATAACCTTACTGAGGACGGAGAACTAGAGAATATTATTAGACCTGCTATTAATGAACGCAAACAAGGTAGAAATATTAATTTTACCTTCAAATCAGAAGGTATCGGTTCCGGCTATCAGATGGGAACTACCTTTGTTTTAGCTGAAATAGATGACGGTAGGCCATGATTAGCGTTTATCCCAAATATATTAGCGTTAAATACTGGGCAGCTACTGTTTGCGATGATTACTCGGATTTTCCTCTTCCCATCCTCCATGATGAAACAAAATGGGCAGCATGGGCGCAGAACTTGATAGCTACCGAACCGTTTATGAGTGCCGGAGTACCTAGTCCCTATAAAGACGTTCGTAAAAAGGACGGAGAACTTGCCTTTAAAAACTGGGAAGAATGGGCAAAAAAAGCCTATTTGGTTATGCTTGCACAAGGAGAAAATAATAATTTGTAAATAATTTATTAACCCATCTTTAAAAAATCGCAATTTTTTAAGTCTACAGCTATTTCATGTTATAATAAAAAAGAAAAAAGTGAACAGATCAATAATTATAGCTCTAGACCTCGGTACTACTACCGGCTGGGCTACTTGCGATTTATCGGGCAACATAACTTCCGGAACTGTCAGTTTTAAAACAGGTAGGTTTGAAGGCGGCGGCATGCCTTTTTTACGTTTTAAACGATGGCTTACCGATTTAAAGGCAACTTTAGGGGTAATTGATGCAATCTATTTTGAGGAAGTAAGAGCTCACAAGGGAGTAGACGCCGCCCATAAATACGGAGGATTCGTTGCTCACCTTACCGCTTGGTGCGAACATCACCAGATACCCTACAGCGGCATACCTGTTGGAACGATAAAGAAGCATATTACAGGAAAAGGAAATGCTCCTAAAGAGTCCGTAATAATGGCAGTTAAAAACAAGGGATTTTCTCCCATTGACGATAATGAGGCCGATAGTCTTGCCCTACTTGATTTTGTACTGAATAATTTAAATATTAGTTTTAAGGTCAATATGTAGCTTTTGTATACATTGCTGATAATCTTCCATTGCTTTTAATCTGTCTTTTTTAGGCAACTTCGACAATTCAGAAAGTAAAAGCAATTCAGTCTGCTCTTTAAATCCAATGCCCAGTTTGCTATTAGTTGAGACAGCTGCATGAACATTTGTTAGATGAGTGTTAAGAGATTCAGAAAGACCTATACCACCTCCACAAGCTTTAACTTTATCACTTAAATCTGGATTTTTGATTTCCAGTTTTTTTGTATTACAACTAACTAAACTTATAGCAAACAAGAACAGAAATACTAAATTTTTATACATCATTTTATATATGTTTTTTATTTTTATTTGCCTATTTAAAGGGCAGTTCTTAAAAGCTTTAAAATCCAACCTTTTACTTGCTTAATTCACAAAGTTATCAAGATTTTTGTGGATGAATTACTCTATGATCTTAACGTTAATAGCAAATACTTTTTCTTTTCTACTCGCTAGCTCATATTCTACTTTCTGATTCTTTTTTATCGCCTCTATACCAGATGTTTTAAGATCATTCTGATGAACAAACACATCCTTTGAGCCATCATCGGGTTTAATAAATCCATATTTACTATCGGTAGAATAAAATTTAACAACTCCTCTTTTCATGTATATGATTTTATTAGTTGAATATCTAACCCAAAATAACAGATTTAACGTACACTTAAAAGCATTTTTGGTTATTCAGGTACGTTATTCATCTCTTGCAAATTTTTACTTAAAGCTATAGCTGGATATCCGGTAAGTTCTGTAATGCGATGATTTAAAGCGGTAGTAGTTGCAAGGTTATTAGGATTTTCTGCTAATTTTAGAGCTAAATCCAAAAACTTTTTATCGGTTAATAACCTACTCGCACCATAACCTCCCCCGAGAAGCTTGGCTGTGGTAATAGGATCATAAAACAATCCAAAAATTGCCGCACTAATTCCACCGGTAGTAGCTGTCCCTGATGGATTAGGAATATTTTTACTTTTTATAGCCATAGCTTTAGCAACAGTACCTAATTTCTGTATTTTTTTAAAAACGTCGGGAGTAAGTTGTTTTCTAATAGATTCAGAGTTCTTAGGATCGTTTATTGCCTTAGCAAGAGCGTTATAAGATAGACTCTCAGTAGCATAATTCGTAGCTTTACGGCCGAGTATATTTTCCAGTTTTTCTCTTTTTGCAACATCTCCATATAGTTTATCAGCTTCCTGAAAAGCATCATACCACTCAGGGTTACTCTTGCCATACTCTTTAATATCCTGCGAAATCGCTTTCTGTATTTTCTTGAGCTGATTTTTAACCCCTGCATCCATATCCCATTTTATAATTGAATTCAGGCTCTTTTTAGTACCAACGAGTTTATTAACATCATATTCTTGCAATGGTAACTTTATAGGCCCGTACTGGCTTACTATTTTTGATGCGGGCTCTATCTCATTTTTAATAGTTTCAAGTGATTGTAACAGGCTTTTTTCATCAGGTGAAAGAATAGCCGTATTTATTTTAATATCATCAATTGCCTTTTTAAGATTAATCGGTAATACTTTTGCCTCAGGAGGTAATGAAGTTCCCACTTTATTATACAACCCGGCAATCTGACCTTCTATTTCCGGAGTTCGGGGCGGCCCGATTTCGTCAAAAATATCGCTTAAAGCCTTTTGTGTCTGTTCTTCGGCAAGTAGATACTTATTTTTTAACTTTTTACCAAAAATAGGGGCTTTCCCCACATACTGATCGGCTAAGGCGGTTAATTTGGAATCGGTAACCGCTGCTGCAGGTAAATCTATGCCTAAATCTCTTGCAGCTCTAGCTGCTTCAATATTCATACTACCGGGCGTTAATCCCATAAGTTTCATTGGTATTTTTGCGAGTGTCTGGCGAGGTTTCGTAAAGTTATTTAATAGGCTTTTACTTTTAACAATAGCAGTAGGAGTAGCAAGACTGGATATCAGATCAGCATATAATGGGTCAACTCCTGCTTCCTGCATTACTCCCGATCCTGCCCCTATGCTACTGCCCGTTCCTATATCCTTGGCAAATTTGGTTAATAAAGATTTACCACCCCCTCCAATTGCACTTCTAGCAGCATTTACTCCGATACTAGTTGGAAGAGGAAGGCTCGCCGTAGCTCCTCCGAATTCTCCTGCTTTATATAGAATATTCCCTAAACTATCATTCTCCCAAGGCTTCATGCTATCTAAAGCCTCAAGTCCTCTATTTGCTGACTTAGCCATGAATTCTGCCGAATCTGGCAGAATTGGAGCAACAACTCCGGGGGCAACTTCTATAACACCTGCCCCGAATTGATCCGCTCCCTCTGCTAGCCCGCTTCTCATAAAACCCGATAATGCTCCCTTGCCCAGTTGTCCAAGCCTATCAAGAAAAGACGGCGGGGTTTCTTTTCCTACAGCTTCAGGATTGCGGTATTTATCAAACTTACTACTGGCTCTATATTTATCAAATTTACTCATCTACCACCTGCAGGCCGTCAATATTTATAGCTTCCTCTACCCTATTTCTTGGGACGTAATCCTTTTCACCGGTTTCTGGATCAACCATTAACACCCTATCGCCCTTAACCTCCTCTTGAGCAGTTATACCTAGCATGGCTCTTAAATCATTAATAACGTTCAAATTTGTTGCCATATCATTATCAGGCGATATCGTCGGTATATGTTTAAATTCCTCCTGATTAGTATATTTAAAAGCTTTATTCAATTTCCCGCGTAATACCTCACCTATTGCCCAAATCTTTGCCTGATCCGGACTATATTCCTGATTACTGAATTTTGATCGGAAGTTTTTTGCTAAGAGTGATCGCTCTCCTTCAGAACCAAGGTTCGTAACTGTATTTTCTGCATGAGTCAGCATTCCCTTTAACTCTTCTAATGCTTCCTGCTTTTCTTGCTCTTCTTTACTTTTCTTAAAATTATTTAATAAACTTTTCTCTTCTCTTTTATCTCTTTTAAAATTATCCAATAAATTATGATGTCTCTTAGTCTCCTCCAATTGTCTCTCCTGGAATTTACGATGCCAGGCTTTATCTTCCCTGCTGTCTGCTAAAGCCTGCTCAGCTCTTTGGTGTTGTAGAATTTGATTAGCCAAACGCTCATTTTCGGCAATAGCTGTATCCTCGCTAGTATTATAAGCCTGCAAAGCCGGATTCATCGCCCTACCTATAACTCCTAGATTATTCTTAAAACCACGCACCTGCGGCTCGCTAGCAAGACCGTTACTAAGAGCAAGTAACGCATTATTTATCGCTCTATGCTCCTGATCCCTACTCATCCCTAAATTACTTCGGGTGCTGCTAATTGCTTTTGCTATTCCCTCATCAAAAGGATTTCTTCTTTCCGGTAAAGCTTGCAGGCGATTTAATATTTCTTCTTCCATACTTATAATTATTATTACATTTACAAAAATACTCTAAATCATTTTGACCACGCTTCTCGCCATTTTGCCGTTTGTTGTTCTCTTAGTGCTATATCATTAAACATTTTTGTTAAATTCTCCATCGATGGTAAAGGAGTATTAGGTTTACGGTTA